CTTCGCGAGCCTCTTGGGACGTCAGGGATGATGTCTCTTATGACCACAATCAATCGCAGAAAGACTATAACACTTCGTAAGAGGTGTATTGTCCCCGCAATTGGTTTAGACCACAATTGATTGTTCCATACGAACAGGAGAAAAGCTAATGGCAACGCCGCGAACACGCGATCGGGTCAGTTATATTCGAGCAGGGCTCGAATCCTGGCCTTCCTGGACCGCTCCAATAACCTTAGGAAGTTACCGTGATATGATTACGGGCTTCCAAAATGGAGTTCCAGTGAATTTTGGATGGGGTCAACCCTATTCACCGGTCGGTTACATTCCAGATCAATCCTTTTCCAGCTTCGAGCATACCGTGGATGAACTCCATGGTAAGCCCGTAAAAGATCCCAGGACTGGTAAGTCTTGGTATCGTACTGGTGGGCCTTTCTTGAATGTACGTGTTACATCTGGGTACCCCGTTGGGGGTGTCTCAGAGGTCGGTTCGATATTCAATTGGAATAACACAAGACGATATGATGGAGGGTTTATGACTCCTCATCTATCGGCTTGGGGGGGCGGTGGTTTTTCCGCCTCCTTTAATCCATATGATAATTCGTTCCTACCTGACGTGGCTGCCTACTTTGACCGGGCATGGCGTCGTGCCAAGCCCAAACTGGAGTTGTCCAGTCTATATGTGTTCTTGAGAGAACTCAAAGACACTATTCCCATGTTGAAGACCACTGCCCATTTAATGGGTGCAGAGTGGCGAAATACAGTTGGAAAAACAACCACTCAGTCAGCGATGACTGATTATGGTTCCCAACTCGTCACTTTTCGCGGGTCCAACATCTCATCTTATAAGATGGGTCCACGGGATATAGCTGATCAATTCCTCAACCATCAATTTGGTTGGGCGCCGTTCATCGGAGATATACTTTCCTTTGGGAATGCATATTTCGACGCTGCCGCTACCATCAAAAGAATTACTGATGAGAACGGCAAGTGGGTTCGGCGTAGGGCCAAAGTTGTAAAAGACGAGAACTTTAGGATAATATATGAGGAAAACCCGGCTTATAACTCTACGAGTTATAATATACCGTGTTTTCCAAACAATATGTCCGCTGAGTTCTTCGCTTCTCCCCCGTTTTGGAGATGTACTGAAACCGAAAGGCTTTCAGTCTCCGCTGCGGGGAAGTTTCGATTTTATCGTCCCGAATTTGATGTGACTCTCCCGGATTATACATCCGCCTGGAATAAGGTCCTCCGGTATATCAAAATATACGGGTTGGAGGTGAATCCACATCATATTTGGCAAGCAACTCCTTGGACGTGGCTTGTCGATTGGGTTTCGAATTTGGGCGACTATATAGAACGCCTTTCGGATACCCTTGAAGATCAAGTCGCGGCCGAATATTTCTACGTTACAGCAAGGAAGTCTGTAGTGAGAAAGTTAGAAATTTCTCTCCCATTACATTCTGGACTTCGTGTCCTTACTTTCGAACGCAAGTTCGAGAGTAAACAACGCAGTAGCGCAGATAGTCCGTATGGATTTAACCTTACGTGGGACAATTTGAGCCCACGTAGATTAGCAATTCTAGCGTCATTAGGCATCTCCCGTAATACGGGAGTTGCACGTCGCTAGATATCCTCTAGTTCTTTCTCTAAGTCGTTTCCTTGAGAAAGTTACGACCTGGAACTAGATTAACTCTCCAATACCTTGGAGGTATCAACCTTTGTTCGCAGATCCACAAACACTTACCATTGCATCAGTCGCTAAGACTATGCCGAAGATCAGACAGGAAGGCACTACTGCCTCTTATCAGACTTCGGACGGTCTTATTAAGCTTGCCATTCGGCACACCCCCGCGAAGGATGACCGCATGAGATCTCTCGTGCGCGTCGATTTCGAGGCGGTGGTTACGAATCCGTTGGATAACTCCAACAAGAATGATTCGTTCAGCTTCCAAGTCGTGTTGGACAGGCCAAATTTTGGCTTTACTCCAACGCAAATGGGCGACGTGTGGGCCGCACTAAAGGTGTGGCTTGATGCGACTGCCCTTGGAAAACTCCTTGGACAGGAGTCTTAACTCCAGCCAAATATATCCGAGTGGATACAAAACCCTTGGTATATACCAGGGAGAAAGTTGACTATCATGTCGAACACGACAGCCAAAAAGTCGGCTCAGCCGACGACGAAGAAGGCCCTTAAGGCGATCTTCAAACAGCTGGCTCCAATAGGACTCGGGATTTTTGTTTCCGAGCTCGAGAGACGTCTCTTTAAAGAAGAGCATCTCACGATGATTGACGAGCATAACTCTCTCATGGAAGAGAAGAGAAATGCTGGCCAATAGCCTACTGGGCTCTGAGTAGTTAACTACTACTAGGGCAATAGTCGCAGGTAAAGTGTTTGCTCCCCCCATATGGGGGGATTTTGTAAGATATTCTGCGTACGAGGCCTGATTGCCATCCTCCTATATAGGGGGTAGCATGAAAAGCAGCGTAAGTGAATACCTAGAGGTGGTACAAGCAGTCTATTTAGATGCTTGTGCCAAATGTTCCGCTGACGTCTTTGCTTTACGTGATTTGGAAACAATCAAATCACGGGTTGAGAATGAAGGTCTATCGTTTTTAACAATAGCCCTGCCTCAGTTCGCTAGTGACTTCGAAAGAGCACTAACGACCGGAGCTATAGACTCAGCACATTTCCGAAATTTCAAGAAATGTGGAGCAATCCCTGCATTCTTGCAAGGTATGCTCAGTCTAATTTTCAACCAAAAGACAGGAAAGGTGACCTCGTATGAATCCCCTACAACTTGTAACAACGTTGCTGGAGACGTTCCCAGTGATATTCCAACTCTTGTTGAATCTGTGCGACAAATATGTTGCGCATTCAAAAAGGTGGAACTCGCGTGCACCCCTAAAAGAGTGCAAGCAGCACTGTCGAACTTTACGAAGATCGAGCAGGATTTCCAGACGTTTTCAGCACCCGATGATTTATCGCGGAAATTTTCCCGCGTTAGTCGTTTGCTCTGGGATAATATGGTTAGGGATTTTGATCCCCAGCATATTATACCATCGCATGGTCCGGGTGCAACTGCCGACCGTATCTCTGGTAATCAGAAGTACGTTTGGCGACGCTGGCACGACCGTCTCGAGCCTTACTTCCCCATTATAGACAACGGGTACCCGTTAGGGACCCCGAGTTTTAGTGAGGAGCTCGAAATTGTATCGGTTGTTCCAGAGGATGATGAACAACCCGTAAGGGTTATCACCGTCCCAAAAACGCTGAAATCTCCCCGTATCATAGCTATCGAACCCGTCTGCATGCAATATGTGCAGCAGGGGATCCGCGACTATCTCTATGATAGGATCGAGGGTTATTGGTTAACTAGTCACCGGATTAACTTCCGTGACCAGAGTATTAACCAACGTTTAGCTTTGAAAGCGTCGAGAACAGGTCGATATTCGACCATTGACCTTTCCGAAGCTAGTGATAGAGTTCCTTTGTCATTAGCAATGGAGATGTTTCGAGGCAATCGTGATTTACACGATTGCATCTTAGCATGTCGCTCGACCAAGGCACAAATGCCCGATGGCCAAATAATTGGTCCTCTCGGAAAATTTGCGTCTATGGGTAGTGCTCTGTGCTTCCCCATTGAGGCCATGTTCTTCTATACGATTTGTATAGTGGCCTTGCTGGATAGCAATAGCCTTTCCTACTCCCAGAGAAACATCAATAAGGTTTCTCGAGGAGTACGCGTCTATGGAGATGATATCATCGTCCCTAGCGCGAATGCGGATGTTGTTCTCGATTACCTACAAAAGAACAATTGTAAGGTAAACACTAATAAGACTTTCTTGAGCGGAAGCTTCAGAGAGTCATGTGGTGTTGATGCGTTTGCTGGTTACAGGGTTACACCCGTGTATATCAGACAGACGCCTCCTGAGAACAAGCGACAACATAAGAATCTTATCTCGTGGGTAGCTACCGCTAACCTCTTTTACCTAAAGGGGTATTGGCAGACTGCCTCGCTCATGTTCAAGAAATGTGAGCGGTACTTAGGGCCTTTGCCCTACGTACGAGAGACGAGTCCTGTGTTGGGCCGTTACTCTTTCCTCGGTTATGAGAGTGTAGACAGATGGTTAACTAAAAAGAACCAAAAGACTCACTCGTCAAATTACCAGTCCCCAGAAGTATGGGGCTGGGTGCCGAGCCCGGTTCATCGCTCTGATGAGCTGGATGGGTGGGCTGCGATGATGAAGTGCTTCATCAAAATGTCTAAGACGAAGATGTCCAAAGACATTGTGAAGTCGCACGGAGTTAATGCAGACCTTTCGGCCGTATTAGTCTCGAGCTTCTCTGCTCTGGCCTCCTTAGAGGAGGTCCAAAGTGTAGATGAACGTCACTTAATACGTTCTGCACTGCACGGCGCAGTCACATTGAAACGCCGGTGGGCCCCCGCACATTAGCGGGGGGGTGGGCTTAAAAACCTACGGGGTAGCATTATTCTGCTCGAAAGAGCGGAAGAAGCAGAGCAGCTACCCTGCCC